ACAGGTTTGAATTCTTTGGGTAAACCTATAAAGAAATCAACTGTATTAACTTGTGGTTTGGTTGCCATAAGTAATTCCTTTCTTATTAAGTATTCTTATTTATAGCATTTACTATAGTCTATGTCAAATGAGATAACCATTGTACCAAGCTAACAAATAACTTAATACAAACATGATTGCAAAGTATATTAATAATAGATAAAAGTCTTTCATAGGTCATCAGCATAAATTAATGGGTATTCAATTTGTGATATTCTAGTATTTCCATTTTTATCAGTAATTCTAGAGACAATACAATCTTTGCCATCTAAAATTTCTCTGGTAGATTTTAAAGTATCGCCATCAAAATTAATTACACCTAAATCTTTACCTTTTCCAAATTCATTGTAGTCATTAAAATAACCCATTCCTTTTGCTAATTTTTTTGGTTTCATATTATCTTTTCTAATTGTTAATTTACGTTAAGGCTAATGGGGTGTTATCTATAATACTTCGCCAAGCATATAAATCTTTTTATATCCACCCCATAGGTTTCAAACAATCGCTGTGTAATATATTTAACAACGATCTAGCAGTAGGAATTTATTGTGTTGCAACTACCTACCCCCAACATTTGTTACTTTGTACTTTGCACTTCACAAATGTCTCGTACAATTACATTTGTATACTATTCAATAGATAAAGTCAAATCGTTTGACAAAAATACTTTACTATGATATTCGTAGATTAATCACAGAAAGGAGAGTTCTTATGTATCTGATATATACTTTAGTTATGGGCATACCTTTCTTTTTATTAGTTGTTATGCCTATATTTAAGATGCTTGTCGGCATTATAACTTAGAGACTAAAAGCCTGTGTCATTAATTTGACATGGGCTTTTTTATTTGCTATCAATAAAT